AATAAGCCTGTTTAACGTCTGTGCTTAAAGACAAGATATGTTAACGCACACATCAAGCGAGATATTGGATCACCTACCTTTCACGCAAAAATTTTATTTTGTGAACGGTTATAGCTTAACATTTTAAACACCTCCTCTGTACTTCGCCTGTAAACTATCCCATTTCTCCCCACCAGCTTTTTTCATTTTCCTAAAAGCGTGAAAACTCTTGGGGGCATCTTCTCCAAGCCTTGCTTTGTACCTCTCATACTGATATCTATCTTGCCTAATCCGTCGGTTATCGGCTTGTTGCTTGCTATATAATCCTTTTTCAGCGTCGGAACGATTATCCTCAAAATCTTTATTGCTTTTTGAAATCATCTCTTTGATTTCGTCATTGGTCTGTAGCCCCTCAATCCAAGGCACTATAACATGGCGGCAATTAGGGTGAATATTACGGTAGCCACTCTTAAAGGCGGTTTTCATAAGAGCAGGGAAACGTTTGTCTTTGCCTGTTAAGCTGTAAACCCTGCCTTGAAACTTTGCACATTCTTCACAGGTGGGGTAATGGGTTGTCATTTCGACTAAATCGTACCCATTTTCGATAAGTTGATTTTCCCTTGCCAAATTGCCCGCCTCTCTGGTGGTGGAGCGTGCTACCATTTGAGCGTATGCGTCAAGCGATACCTGATAAGCATTCTTGCCAGAACCGTACTGAACAGTCATAAAGCCTTCATTTTGCAATCGTTCAATGAGATTATTTTTCATATCCTGAACGGTTGAACCCATTGCTATCTTTTCAGCTGCCGCTTCAAGTCCTGCTTTTCGTAAGGCGTTATCCATACTCTCATCAAGGTAACGTAAAACTTGCCGCCCTGCCTGTGCTAAGCCTTGCCCGATGTGATACTGCATTTCACGTGCTAAGCCGTAAATAGCATCGTTGTGTATCTGTGCAAATGCCGAAGGGCGTTTCATGGTAAGATTATTCTTCTTGAAATAGCTGTATGTGTCTTTCAATCCCTGCTCATATTCTCTAGGTATAGCAGAGCCTATATATTTACCTGTTTCAGCCTCAAGCCTTTTAATTTCAGCAGTGAGGCTTTTAAGCACGGTGTTATAATAGGTTTTTGTGCCGACGCCCTTGTAATTTATGATTATATCAAGTAACTTGTCACGAGCATTTATATATGTTTTAGCAAGAGCCTCAAGCTCCTTAATCGTCTGTTTCTTCATCTTCTATTTCCTCGTGATTATCAATACTAGATAACATAACCGGCATTGAGTTTGCCTGTTCTTCCGCCATTTGTTCCAGTTCCGCCTCTGCTTGTTTATCTGTCAAGCCTCTTGCTTTTAGTGCCGCATACTGCGACATTATAGCTTTACCGCCCGTTGCTGTCACTAATCTATTTGTTATCTCTACTTCATCATCTGGCAAGCCATCGTTCCATGTGATTTGCAAGCCGTCATAATCAAGCGACATACCGTTGACAAGTGCTAACAGTGATATAACCTGCTTAACAGTTGCAGTGTTGATGGATTTAAGCCTTGCGGCTTTAATTCGTGGGCTTACCATGCGGAGCTTTAAGGCTGTACCGCTGGATGCATTGCCACCACCACCGCCCTCCATGAACGCTTGCCCCATCTCCGAAAGCGTGTAGAGTTGAGTTAAAAGCGTGTCAATCTCCTTATATGCACTGTCGAGGTTACCATCCCATGTGATGTATTTTGTGTCGGGGTCCTCATTGGAATCACGTTTAAAGTATTTACCTAAATCCAAATAATATTTTTGGAATTTATCATCATAGCTTAAAGCCGAAGATGGTCCTGATAAGCTGGGGTCAGAATGTTTATCTAGCACATTGTCGATACAGTGCAAACGCCACATAATTTTAGCAACAATGGTGTTAATAATCGCATAATCATCAATGCCGTAAACACTCCCACTGTGGGTTATATTTGTCAATACTTGAACAGCAAAATCTTTCAAAGTGGTCTGCTCAACTTTGCTATCTAGCAATTTGCCTATCTCATTTTTATCACTGTCATAGCTGTATGTACGCTGTTCTATTCGTCCTATGTCGTGTATCTCAACATACAATTCCGTCATTTTACCTTTGCTGTCAGGTGTGATAGGGTAGGCGATAACGTGTTGTGTTATTGTCTTTAAATCTGTTTTATCCACAATAGGAAACCAATATTGTGGAGAAACAGCAGTAATATTCTTGCCGACAAATTTTAAAATCGCATTGCCATAGCGTGAGACGTCAATAAAAGCCTCATAAAGCCTTGTATCAAAACGTTGTCGCTCCAACAGCTTATCAAGTTTATCTGTATCTTGTTCCGTTTCAAGCGTTGGTGGCTCGCCGCATACAAAGTCGGCTGTTTTCTTGCTTAGCAGTTGCTGATAATTTATAACCGTATCAACGTCATAATTCTTTTTGCGTGTTTTTCGTGCTATTTCGTGGAAAATTTCTTTCAACGCTTCTGAATGTTCAGACAAAAATAGCTGCTCATGCAGCTTGTAACGGTCTATTCTGTTTTTTTCGCTTGCTGGAGGGTATACACCTCCACTTTCAAGCCAGTTTAAATTAGTAAGCAATTTATACCCTCCTAAATATCAATATCAATAAATTTGGCTGTAGATTTAGCAATAACCGTATTAACAAAATAACGTATATCGTCCATAGCATGGTCATTTTCTTTTATCGGTTTATCCTCTTGGGATTTCTCGTCCCAGCGATATGCAGAAAACTCTGCAATTGTATTTTTACAGTTATCGCAAATGCGTACACTGCCATTTTGCAAGGCTTTAGCTGTATTTCTGATTCCGTCAAGTACAGCATTGTCTGCCTTGCGGACATGGTATCTTCCATGTTTACGTATTGTAGCAATAAAACTTGCAGCAGATGGGTCAATTATAATTTCCCTAACTGGTAAGCCGTCTATCAATTCAATTAATTTTTTATAATATTCTTCATCGGTGAGTTGTTTTCGTGTGCCTCTGCCACTGTGATAATACTCTTTTATGCGATACCAAACCCCGTCAGATAAACCCCATAAACCCATAGAACAGGGGTTAAGCGTGCCATAGTCGATTGATACAATGTAACTAGTGTATTTGCGGTTAGCGTCGAAAGGCACGTTGTATTTGCCCTCCGCCGCCTCCGGATAAATAAGCCCTTCTGCAACAACCCATAAACCAAGAATAAATCTGTCATAAAATACACCAGTATATTCTTTTTTCAGATTCGTCACGTATTCAGGGTCCAAGTATGGGTTATCGTCTATCAAAAATTTAAGTACAAGCATATCCAACTCGCCTTTACGGTTTATGTATTTATCCATTAGCCAATGGTACGGGCTGTCGGGGTTGGTTGTTGCAATCAGTTTTGCGTTTTTGGATGATAGTCTTGACAACAGCATACTGAAAAAATCTTCTGTGAACAGCGTAAGCTCATCACAATAAGCACCTTGCAAAGTCATTCCTCGTATTTTGCTTTCCGCTCTTGCGTCGTTCACGCCCTCCAAATAAACTAATCTGCCAAATAAAATGGCTTCTTTTTTGGATAGGGAATAGGTAAAGTTAGCGGCGCCTACTAAGTCCTGTAACAAATCTAAACAGTTACGGCGGAGGGAAGTAAGGGTTTTAGCAACCATCAGGTAGTTACCGTCTTTAGGCATTGTAACAACCCAGAACGCCCATAGCACAAGGCTTACCCACGTCTTGCCGCTACGAACAGAACCCTCTAACAGGTTAATACGTTTGAGTTTATTCTGCTGCCAAAGTTTAAGTAACGCAAGCTGTTTATCACTGTATACTTTACTCATTTTGCTTTAACCCCTTAATTAAATCTTCTAACATTCCGTTAGCCTCGTCTGTCTCCACTTTTGGCTTATCCCTCCATTTATCCGGCTTTCTGTTTTTCAGCCAAAATATCTGGGCGGTAGTATCAGGAGGGGCGTGTTTAGTTACTATTTTTGTAGTTTGAAGCATTGTTATGCCCTCGCCAACTTCGACAGGTTCTTGTGTGACTTCACTATATTTATATCCCAATGCCCTTTTTAATAATGCATTTTCCACTTCAAAATCGACAACTTCCTTACCCTTTTTTAGGGCCGCCGAAAGTGCCGAATACTTATTTTTATAATCTCTAAATGTTGAGTAGGCTACGCCTACCTTTTTAGCTATTTGCTCATCAGTCAAGCCGTCTCTTGCCCAACACTCTACAAGGAAAAGCTTAGGTTCAACGTGGGTATAATACTTGCCCTTTTTATTTTCAGACAATGCCACCACCTCTCAATCTAATTTTGGTATAGTTAAAGCCCTAGAACGAATTCTAAG